ACCGTTGCAGTTTTCGCAATCGGCCCAGTAATCTTCCAGATACCCGTACGGGTTTGAGTTCGACATAGGCACCTCGCGTTCGTATTCGCATCGGCCTTCGCCCTCACACTCGGGGCAGTTTATATATGTGGGCTGCTCCTGTAGACCCACAACGTAGTTTCCCATCTTGCTCATTTTATTTTTCTCTCTCTTGTTTAGTTTATCTTCTTTTAGCTTGCGGAAGTAGGCATCGCGCCGCCTGCTAGATCGGAACAAGCGTCCGTTCTCGCGTTCCCCCCTACGATTGGTCGCGTGTTTTCCCATCTCACATATCCCTTGACTTTATGTGTACAGTTTTACCCACGTCTGCAGTTCTGCCACTGTCCATGACACACCACAGCACAGGCATAGTCCACTGACCCCAGCCCCCGAATAGATAGCCATCGGTCAGCACGATTGCAGCTTGCGCGTTTATGTTGTTGTCCCGAATGTAATCGGTAACGCAGTCAACATCTGTGCCACCACCACCTGCGGGTTTGGTAGACTGCACAAGCGTATCGAGTTCGTGCATGTCATACTTCTCGTCACGACATACACGGGTGTCCCAATACATCAGACGTACACTCTCGGGGTGTACAGTCTCACATATCTCCTTCACCTCGGTGAGGAACGCAGAGAGTTCACGCTGTCCGATAGACCCAGACGTGTCAATAGCCACGACAAGCTCACCCACCTGTTCGCTAATACCGCTCGGCATATACATACCGCTGGACAAGTACCTGCGGTTGGGTCGGCGATAGGTAGAGTAGTCACTGCCTGTGCACGTAGTCTGCACAAACTCACGCAACACTTCACGCCAGTTGACCTGTGGCTGTAGCAGTTCGGCTAGGTCACGATCACCACCACTGCCCAGCTTACCTGCAACCAACGCACCTTGACGTACAGCCTCGTCGATCTCCCGTGCGAGTTCACGTTGTTCGTCGGCGGTCATCTCTTCCGCGCCATCCCAATCGTGTTCGTCGAACGGCTGACCACCATCAGGTAGTGACTCACTACCCTGCCCGCCTTCGTTGCCATCTTGGTCATCACGCAACAAGTTGTACACCTGTGCCGTGTCCATGCCAGCGTACTTGGTATCGTAACACCCGCCTTCGAGGATGCCTGTCATCGTGGCGAACCTGTCCTTCGCGTTGTCGTCCACGATCTTGAGGTTGATGACATAGTCACACGCCATGTTCGCAAGTTGAGCGTCCTGTTGGTACAAATGTTGCCACGTTGTCAGGTGCCGGAACAGTTTGTGGTACACCTCGTGCAACACCAAGAACCTAAGCTCGGCGTCATTGAGTTGCTTTACAAACTCACGTCCGTACATCTCGTCACGTCCATTGGTACATGCGGTTGGTACGGATGGGTCGTCCACGATGTTGCGGTTCCCGATCATCAGCACCCCTGCGAGCGCCGTGTACTTCGGGTTCCCCATGATGGAAACAACGGCTTTGGTAAGCCGCTGCTCCTCTGTTAGTTGGTTTAGCATGAGCATATTGTTATCTCCTAAAGAGCTTGTGAATGATACGTTCAAGAAGCGTAGGTTTCGGCTTCAAGAAGTTGTAGTCGAGATCGAGCGGATACGATGCCTCTTGGTAGAGGTTCGTTACAGGGGCCACTTCCTGCACCACTTTCGATTTGTTTTTCCGCGCGCCATACTTTGTGTGCGGCTTGGATTTACCCAGAGCAAACACACGTTGTTGGCATGACTGCGGTGTGCGCCCCATGATCGAAGCAATCTCGCGGTAGCTTGTACCTGCATCGCGCATTGTCACGAGGACATCGTCCTCTTTATCTGTCCATTTTTTACCCATTGGTTTTCTCCTTGTTATGGGTTGCGGTTATAATCCTCACACCTTGTCGGCGGTGTAGAGGTGGTTATTCTTCATAGCCCACTCGGTGAACTTCTTGTTCGTCATCACCATGGACTGCTTGGAATACTTCGGTGAGCGTACACCATTGGCGAACATAGCCTGTGCCTCGGTATCGAGACGTGGCAGGTAGTCCATCCATGCGTTGAGCCAGTCTTTCTCCAACGCAGCAAGAGTTCTATACACAACCATGCAGATAGCTGCCGCACTGTCAGGCACTTTGGCACTGGCCGGATCGTCTTTGATCGACTGCAAACTAGGCAGCTGGTCAGCCAATGACACAAACGCCATCAAGTCCATCGCACCACGATCACCAATCGTACCCATCAAGGCAGCGGTCAGTGTCACATCGTCAATCAAGTGCCGCTGCTTGAGTATGTCAGATGCAGAGTGCAGAGATCGAGACGTCACGAAGGCAGCGCGCTGCTGCTTGGGGTGGAAGATGTATGGGTTCTCGTCGGGGTCTTTCACATCCTCGAACGATGCACACAGCTGCGGATTGTCTTTGATCCAACCCAACATACTGTGATCCCAGCCATCGTTGATGCCAAACTCGATCAGCGCCATGTGGTCAGTCTTCTTGATCTGCACCACAGTCATACGGTTCCGTGCGTGTGGTGGTAGGATGTCACCAACCCCCTCGCTGCCTTTGTTGGTCGTGGCAAAGACAATGCTGTCGGGGTGTAGTGAGTAACTACCAACTTTGCGCTCCAACATCAGACGCAGCATGGCGTTCTTCACAGCGGGGTTCGCCTTGCCATACTCGTCGAGCATTAGGATGATCGGCCCCTCGATATGCAGACCCAGCTCTTCGTGTGGGATCATACGCACACAGCCCTCTTCTTCGATAGACTGCATGGACGGGATCATAATGTCGCCAAGGTCTTTGGTCGTGCCATCGAAGTATATGGGCCGATGCGTGGGGAGTTGTTCTGCCAAGGTGGTGAGCATCGACGACTTGCCGTTACCCATGTCACCCTGTGCCAGTACAGTACGCTTGCTGCCCACGGCTTTGATAAGATCGACACACTGGTCGAGGCTCAGTGCATACATCGCTTGTGCTTGATTAGTCATGTTGTTCTCTTTCTGGCTTGCGCCTTTTAATTCCGGTTAGCCTGGCTAACCTGATTTTTAGTCACTACTGTTGTGCGGTTTCGTCGAGGAAGATATTGCAGAGACGTTCGATTGTCTGCTCCGGTGTCAGGGTTATGCCTAACTCCTTACTCATAATTGTACGCACTTCGTGCACACGTTGCTGCGTTGTCTTCATCGGACGGGTGGTTTCAGTGTTGTTAAAGATACCCATTGTTGTTCTCCTGTGTAGTTGTTTTGTAGTGAGTCACTACTTTTTAGATGTCGAGTGATGGCAGGGACTTTATCGCATCGTCCACTGCACGTTTGGTTTCGGCGCGGAAGGTGTCGTCCTCACGCAGTCCATCAGGTGTCACACCAGCCATGGCCTCTTCGAGTTTGTCAGCCATCTGCGCCATCTGTGGGGATGAAGTCACGTTACACACGCGGAGAAGCTCCACCATGTCGTTGACATTACCCACGAGACTGTCGCGGAATACCTTCTTGTCCTCCTTACTGCCGTAGTCGAGCCGCTCTGACATATTGGTCAGTGCCTTGTGCAGACGTGTCCACACATCATTCATCGCGGTGTTGTACTGCGTGGTATAGAAGTCGGCATACTGCTCTTTGACTTCACGCAGCGCCTCATTGCTAATATCGACACGGAAGTCACCTGCATCAGGCAGCGGCATATAGTTGATGTGCACCCTGTACTTGCGCTGTAGTTCTTCGGCGGATGGGTAGTCATCACGTGAGAACAAGTCCCCCAGTAACATCTGCACGTCGATCACGGCATCGTTGTATTTACCCAAGAACGCATTGACCAAATCCCAGAACTTATTCTCCATGTCCGACATGGCCCCCGTGTACTTGAAGTACTGTGCTGTGGGCAGCAGACGCAGACCAGAGTTTGACCATGGCATTGTCATAGCGGCGTGCATATTACGCATCGCGGTGACGTGGGTCTGTATCGCCTTGAGGTCGGCGTTGTCCGCGAGGAGTTTCTTGTTGACGTTCGCCACGCCGGTCGCGGCGTAGTTTTGTGAGGTGACATCGGCAGAGGCGCGGTTGTCTTTCTTGCGCCCAGCCCAGTTAGAGATGTTCAGCTCGACGAGCATCGCAGAGGACGCGAGGGTCGGAGCGGTGTC